AATAAACTATTTAGGAGGGGAATTATTATATAAAACAAAAAATAAACAGGTATATGGTGTTGGAATAGGTGTAAACCAAGACTTTCAACCTGTTTTAGGATTCAGTATATACTGGAAACTTAGTAAATAATGGCTGATGATTTAAAACATATTATAAGACAAGAATATCTCAAATGTGCTAAAGATCCAGTACATTTTATGAAGAAGTATTGTTTTATTCAGCATCCTCAAAGAGGTAGAATTCAATTTAATTTATACCCATTTCAAGAAAAAGTATTAAAATTATTTCAAGAAAACCCTTATAATGTAGTACTAAAATCTAGACAGTTAGGTATTTCTACTTTAGGTGCTGGATATTCTTTGTGGTTAATGTTATTCCATAAAGATAAAAATATTCTTTGTATCGCGACAAAGCAAGAAACAGCCAAAAATATGGTTACAAAGGTTAAATTCATGTATGAAAATTTACCTTCTTGGCTTAAAGTAGATGCAGATGAAAATAACAAATTAACATTAAGATTAAATAATGGCTCCCAAATTAAAGCAACATCTGCAAGTAGTGATGCTGGTAGATCAGAAGCCGTTTCTCTCTTATTAATTGATGAGGCAGCTTTTATTGATAATATTGGTGAAATATGGGCTTCAGCTCAACAAACTTTAGCTACTGGTGGTGGGTGTATAGCGTTATCTACTCCTTATGGTACAGGTAATTGGTTTCATCAAACATGGGTTAGAGCTGAAAATGGTGAAAACCAATTTTTACCTATTAAATTACCTTGGTTTGTTCACCCTGAACGTGACCAGGATTGGAGAAATTCTCAAGATGAATTATTAGGTGATCCTAGAATGGCAGCACAAGAATGTGATTGTGATTTTAGTACTTCTGGGGATATTGTATTTTATCCTGAATACATAGATTTTTATGAAAAAACATACATTAAAGATCCATTAGAAAGAAGAGGGGTAGACCAAAATTTATGGATTTGGGAACCAGCTGATTATTCTAGAACTTATATGGTTGTAGCAGATGTAGCTCGTGGTGATGGAAAAGATTATTCAGCGTTCCATATTATAGATGTTGAAAATAATGTTCAAGTAGTTGAATATAAAGGTCAAATTGGTACTAAAGAATATGGTGAATTACTCTATAGAATTGGTATTGAATACAATAATGCTTTAATGGTAGTTGAAAATGCTAATATTGGTTGGGCTACTTTACAAGTATTAATAGAAAATAATTACCCTAATCTTTATTATTCACCTAAGAGTGGAAATATAACAGCTGATTCGTATTTTGACCAATATATGGATACAAGTAAAATGACTGCAGGGTTTACTATGTCATCAAGAACAAGACCAATGACAATTGGTAAGTTTCAAGAATACATTAGTGATAAAGGAGTTACTATCCAATCAAAAAGATTAATAGATGAAATGAAAGTCTTTATTTGGAAAAATGGTAGAGCAGAAGCTCAAATTGGTTATAATGATGACTTGGTTATGTCATTCTCTATTGCTATGTTTATGCGTGATACTGCTTTTAAATTTAGACAACAAGGTATAGATTTAACTAAAGCATCTTTAAACGCAATGAATAAATCAACAACCGCTTATACAGGTGTATATTCTAGAAATAGTGTAGAAAACCCTTATAAAATAGATAACCCATATGGGGGAAAAGAAGACATTAGTTGGCTTCTTAAGTAATATTTATAACAATAATATAATAAAAAATGGCTGATAAAAGTGTATTTACAAGATTAAAAAGATTATTCTCTACGGATGTTATTATCCGTAATGTAGGAGGTAATCAATTAAAAGTAATTGATACAAACTCAATCCAGCAAGCTGGTGAGCTTGAAACTAATGCTCTTACAGATAGATTTGCTAGACTATATACTACAAGTCAATATCCATATAATAACTTAGCGTTTAACTATCAAACAATGAGAGTTGAACTTTATGGGGATTATGAAGCTATGGATACTGATGCTATTATAGCTTCAGCTCTTGATATTATTGCTGATGAAAGTACCTTAAAAGATGATATGGGTGAGGTATTAAGTATTAAATCACCCGATGAAGATATTCAAAAAGTATTATATAATTTATTTTATGATGTTCTTAATATTGAATTTAATTTATGGATGTGGGTTCGCCAAATGTGTAAATATGGTGATTTTTTCCTTAAATTAGAAATTGCTGAAAAATATGGTGTTTATAATGTTATTCCTTATACAGCTTATAATATATCAAGAATAGAAGGATCTGACCCAGACAATCCAAGTCAAATAGTTTTCCAATATGACCCAAATGGTCAAGGTGCTGGTGGTACTTATGGAGGATATGGTACTGTAGTTGGTTTAGATACAGAAAATGGTAATTATATTTATTTTGATAATTATGAAATGGCTCATTTCCGTTTATTAGCAGATGCTAATTATTTACCTTATGGTAGATCATATATTGAACCAGCTCGTAAATTATACAAACAATATTCATTAATGGAGGATGCTATGTTAGTACATAGAATTGTTCGCGCACCTGAAAAACGTATTTACTATATCAATGTTGGGGGTATTCCACCAAACGAAGTAGATGCATTTATGGAAAAAACAGTTTCCAAAATGAAACGTGCTCCATATATTGATGAACAAACAGGTGATTATAACCTAAAATATAATATGCAGAATATGATGGAGGATTTCTTCATCCCAGTTAGGGGTAATGATTCTGCTACTAAAATTGATACTACAAAAGGTTTAGATTATGATGGTATTGCTGATGTTGAATATTTAAGAGATAAATTATTTGCGGCATTAAAAGTACCTAAAGCATTTTTAGGGTATGATGAAACAACAGAAGGTAAAGCTACATTAGCAGCTGAAGATATTCGTTTTGGTCGTACAATTGATAGAATCCAAAGAATTGTAACATCAGAATTATATAAAATAGCAACAGTACATTTATATACTCAAGGATATACAGGAGAACAATTATCAAATTTTGAATTAACTTTAACTACTCCATCAATTATATACGATCAAGAACGTATAGCATTAATGAAAGAAAAAGTAGATTTAGCTGCTCAAATGATAGAAACTAAATTACTCCCTACAGATTGGATTTATGATAATATCTTTAGATTTAGTGAAAATGAATATGATGAATACAGAGATCTTATTAGTGAAGATGCTAAACGTAGATTTAGATTAACCCAAATTGAAGCTGAAGGTAATGATCCAGTTGAAACTGGTAAATCATATGGTACACCTCATGATTTAGCCTCACTTTATGGTAAAGGAAGATATGATTCTGATCCAACTAATGTTCCTGATGGTTATGATCAAGGTACAATTGATCCTAAATTAGGTCGTCCTAAAGAAAAAGTATCAAATCGTAATACTCAAGATAGTGCTTTTGGTAAGGATAGATTAGGTGCTAAAGGAATGAAAAATGATCCAAATGAACCTAAATCATCTTATAAAGGAAAATCTCCTCTTGCATTAGAAACATTATTAAGTAAAATTCCTATAAATACTAAAAAGTTAGTATTTGAAAATGATAATAAAGGAGATTCGCTCCTTGATGAATCTAATATTAAGGAACAATAATCTCTATATATTTATAATCAAACCCTCTTAAGGAATGAAATTTAAACATTCAAAATATAAAAATACTGGTATTTTATTTGAACTACTAGTTAGACAAATTACATCAGATACTTTATCTGGAAAATCATCACCCGCAACAGGGATTATGAAAAAATATTTTATAAAATCTGAATTATCTAAAGAATATAGACTTTATGAAATTTTATTCAAAAAAGTTGGTTTAACAGAAGGAAAAGCTGATCTTGTAGTTAATACAATTTTAGAATCAGCTAAAAAATTAAATAAATCTGCCCTAAAAAGAGAAAAATATAATTTAATTAATGAAATAAAAAAACATTATAATTTAAATGAGTTTTTTAAAACTAAACTCCCACATTATAAAGTTCAAGCTTCATTATATTTGTTAATGGAAATTTATAATAATGAAAAATTAACAAACCCTACAACAATTATAGATCATAAAGTTACTTTATTAGAACACCTTACATCTAAATCTATAAATAAAAAACAAGTTGAAGATAGTCTTATAGAAGAATTTAAAAATTACGATAAAGATCTTCGTATGTTAACTTACCGTGTAATTTTAGAAAAATTTAATGGTAAATATGATAAATTAAATTCAAACCAAAAAACAGTTCTTAAAGAATTTATTGAATCCGTCGATTCAAACCCAGCATTAAGGGAATTTTATAATTCTAAAATTAATGAAATTAAATCTACACTTACTAAATTAAATAAAAGTGTTAAAGATGCTGCGGTTCAAATTAAATTAAAAGAAACTATAAATATCATTACTGAAGCTGATAAAAATTCAAAAATAAATGATAATCATTTAGTTAATTTGTTACAATATTATTCATTAGTAGAAGAATTACAAAAAACAAATGGCTGATATAGATACTTCAAATATTTTAAAACCTAAAGATGTAAAACCTTCTTTAATTAAAAGGTTAGAAGCGGCTTATGGTCCTGTAGACATGAAAAATGATTTCTTTTCTGTTGATTTAGATACTTATTTCAAAACAGATGAAATAAACCCAGAAACAAATTCTGTCCAACATAAAATAATTAAGTTAGCTTCATTTGGTGATTCATTAGAAAAAATGTCTAGTGCTGTTAAAGCATTAAAAATATTAATGACTACTGATGAGGCAGAAAAAGATCAAAATATTAAAGATATTGCTCGTAGTTTAAAAGATGTGTTTAATCAATATAGATCACATTTAAGAAAAAACTATCCTGACCAATATGAAGAAATTAAAAGACAATTAGAAGAAATGTCTAC